TTAACACATCACCAGGACGTATTAAATCTCCTTTTATATGTGGATTGAGATTACGTAATTCGGATAAGGTAACTCCGTATTTGCGGCTTATGTTCCATAAATTATCACCAGTCACAACTTTATGCTGTCCAGCTTTTAAACCATTCTATCCTTTACGCACAAATCCATGTAAATTACTTAAACCTTTCACGTTATTCTTTCATTAATAACTAATGATTATAATTAAAACCGAGGGCTCTTTTTAAATTCTCTATATCAGATACCATATTAGGTGTATCTAATATTAAACCAGCTACACCCAATCCTTTAGCAAATCCTCTAAATCCTCTGAAACTTCCTAACGGAGCAGTGTATCTACCTTTAGAATGAGCTGGTATCCACCCATATCCTCTTCTCCATTTAGCATAATTGAGATGATTACTAGGTCTCTCTACAAGTCTTGTTTTAGAGGCTCCTTTTATAAATAATGGAATTGCTGCATCTTTAGTAGCCCCAGCTGTAGCAGCGTATGCCTATCTTTCTTTAGTATCCAATGCTGTACCTAAAAAAGGTACAAATTGCCCAATAGCATTACCTATGTCTAATACTTTATCGCCAAATGTTTTTCCTGGTGTTACTTCACCCTAATATCTAGCATCTTCCATTTCTTTAGTAACTATTGGACCACCCTACTGGTGTTTCCACTTAGCAGCATTTCTAGCAAAATTAGCTCTCTTCTTCTATAGAGGAGTAGCATTAGGATCTGACAATACATGAGCAGCATGTTCTTGAACAGATTCTCCTGCTGCTTTTGCTGACTTAGTAAATTTTCCTCGATTTTTCTTTTTTATATGGATTCCACTACCCTTCTTAAAAGATGGAATATTTTCTAAGCCAAAAATCGGATTAGTTCCTACATTTATCATATAACTATAATAATTGATTTGTTCTCGACAAATAATATGCTTATACTTGAAAAGTATAAAATAATTCTAGATAAATGTGTTTAATGATTTAATGATTTATGACAAATGGATAAAAGTAAAATTACAAAACAAAACGGAAACATAGCTTTTGAGGAGGATGCTCATATTTATTATGATGTCACTAATCCGTCTCTAAAATTTACTTCTGTGACTACTATGATTCATTCTTTTACCCAACCTTTCGATGAGCAGTTTTGGTCAGCCTATAAGGCATTAGAAAAACTATTACCTAAAGAAGATTGGGCAATTGAGAAAAAGGCATTACTGGCTACTAAGAAATTTGACATAGGATTACTTGATGCTTACGGTATTACAGATAATGACTTCAATAGAGAACAACAAGCTATACTAGATGCTTGGGACTTAGAGAAAAGAGTATCTTGCGAAAGAGGAACTAAGATTCATGCAGAATTAGAAAACTCTTTTTATGCTAAACCCAAGGACATTAACTTAGCTAAGTATGAAATTGGAGGAAAGTTTGAATGCCGAAAGGATTATACTGATTTGGATATAGAGAATGCTGTATATCCTGAATATCTTATTTCTTATGTAACTAAGGATGGAAGAATGGCAGTAGCCGGACAAATTGATTTATTAGTTAAAAAAGGTAACAAAATTACTATAGCTGATTGGAAGACTAATAAAAAAATTGAAACTAAGAGTTTCTTTAATACTAAGACAAAGACTTCTGTTAAGATGCAATATCCTCTTAACAATTTAGACGATGTTAATTATTGGCACTATGCTATGCAACTTTCTACATATGCATGGATGATACAACAATTAAATCCTGAATACGAAATAGAGGATTTGGTTCTAGTTCATTTTGATCATGAAGGTCATATGACAGTATATCACATGCCTTATCTTAAAAAAGAAGTCGGACTAATGTTAGGTTACTTTAAAAAGAAAACTATTTTAGATGAAAGTAAAAAGAAACGTCAAAGAATTGAATATTAATTATGTTACCCGAACACGTTACTAAAAGAACTATTATCTGTAGAAAATGCTCTATATATGATAAAGAGCTTGATATGTGCAATGCTAATCTTTATGTAAATCCAGAAACAAACGATGTATCTACTTTTCCAAAAGAAGGTTATATAAAAGGATGTGGATGTCATCTTAAATGGAAGATAACTAATACAAAGTCAAAATGTCCAGCAGGAAAATGGTAAAGAAAATATTGATTAAAATATGGCATATAATTATTGGAACATATAGAAATATTTTCAATAAAAAGCAAGATTTGGCAACACAACGTTTACAATATTGTAATAAATGTAAACATAGAATAATGTTTATGGGACACTATATTTGTGACCAATGTGGTTGTATTTTAGAGAGTAAAGTAAGAGTTGAAGATGAACACTGTATGATTGATAAATGGTAAATGAGTATGAATAAAAATGAAAAGTTAGCCCAAGATTTAATTGGGATGGAAGGAACAGGTAAATCCTTCACTGTGAATGGTAAAGATGCTAATGACATGCTATTAGAAGAACAAGCTACCAAATTTAATGAAAGTGTTGGTAAGATTAATGATAAGTTTGAGAAACATAATCAAGCATTAATGGAATATGCTAAAGCAATTTCACATGACATTAATGGTTTAGAGATTATGCCAGGAACAAGTTATTTACTTATCAAACCTTTTGATACTAATCCTTTCCAAGAGGTTAAAATAGAAGGCGGAATTATTACAGACTTAGGCGGAATGACACCTGAATATAAATCTAATGAGACTGGTGAGATTGAACAAGAAGAACAATTCATCAAAGTAGGTACTGTTATTGAAACAGGATATGAGTGTAAGTTCGTTAAGCCTGGTGATGTGGTATTTTATACTATAGCTAGTGCTACTATGGTTCCTTTCTTCCGCCAAGGATTTGTTACTGTTGCTGAAAGTAGAGTCATGGCTATTGTTAATGAAAATCTAACAGAGCGTAAAGAGAATTATGGAAGAGAATGAGAAAGTTTATTTTAAGCCTGGAGACTGCGTCACATTAAGACAACATAATATGATGTAGGCTCCAGTTATGCTAGTTCTACGTAAAGAGCAAGCATTATTTAAAGATAGTTCCGGACTCAAGGGTATTAAATGTAGATGGTTTACAAAAGACGGATTAATGCAAGAAGCCGTATTTAATACTAAGGATCTTATTAAAGTAGAGAAGTGATGATTAATAAATATCAAGCAGGTGGTGCTGCTCAAGGCAGTATTCTACAAGAAATAGCAAAACTTCCCCAAGACCAACAAAAGAAAATTATGGTCGCCTTTGGAAAATGGGCTTAGGCTAAAGGTTTGAATATTCAACAATTACAAGGTAATGAACAAGCTTTAGAGCAAGCTATGGGACAATTCCTACAAGAAATGTAGGGTGCTCAAAAAGCTAGATTTGGTGCTAAACTTAATTATATTCGTACTCTTAAAGGTAATGCCCCTGAAGGAATGGTAGTTGAATATTACAAATGTGGTGGACAAACAAAGAAAAGATTTGTTAAAGCCGCCGGAGGCGAGAAAGTAAAAGATGGGAAGAAGGAGATTGAAGATTTTAAAAAGAAGAAAGCTTGTGGTGGTGTAAAAGTAACTAAAGCTCAACCTGGATCTAAAATGATGCAACTTGCTGAAGCTAATAAAGCTCGTAAGAAAGCAGAAGAGGATAAGAAAAAGAAAGCTAATACTTGGGGTGCGACTTCTAAGGTTGTCGGAAGAGACTATCAAAGAGGTTCTGGAAATGATACTTCTGAACAAGAAAAGAAGGATAAATCTGCTAGAGATTATTATCAAGGTAGAGCCGATCATGAATTATTTACTCCTAAAGCTCCTAAACCTTCAAAAGATAGTAAATCACATAGTAAAAGATTCGCTCTAGCAACTGTTCAAGAATGCGGAGGTAAAGCTAAAAAGCATCAATGGGGAGGTAGTTTAAACCGTATCCCTTTTTATTAGGCTGGAACTCCTAAAGGTGGTATAGAGAGACCTGACAATACTAGAATAAGTAGTGGAAGACCTCAAACAGTACAAAATAGAATTCCTTGGGGAGCTGGTAAAGGCCCAGCTGGAGAGGGTCCTATGAGATTGTTTAACGATCCTTATGTAGGAATAGGTATGATGGCTATGGCTCCAATGGCAAGGATTAAACCTAACTCTAAATTATTAAACGAATATTCGGCAAGAGCTAATAATGTAGAATTTAAACCTAAGGGTTTAAATATTACTTCCAGCCAAATTAAACCAGAATTTAGAACTCCGGAAACTATAGAAGCCATTAACAAAATTGCTGGGCAACCAGAACAACTTAGTACAGCAAGTGGAAGACCTTTCTTAACTTGGAGAAATATACAACAGTAGGGTTGGGATAAGCTCTCTAAATATTTATAGAATACTAAATTTACAAAATAATTAATTAAAACTGGTTAGGATTATGAATGTGTTTATGTATAATAACCTTACAAAGGTACTTGAGTTAAATGAACCAGAAATACTATTAGTAAAAGAATTTAGCGATTTATTAAAAAGAGACAAGTCGAAAACTAAAGATAGAGCTTGGGCCGAATTTACATATATTTATTTGGCAATCGATTGGAAGAGCCCTTATAATCAATATACAGAGCAGGAAAAACATGAGGAAGCTCTAAGCGACAGCGGATTAACAGAAGAACAGTTCAATGACCCTATCTTTAGGGCGGCTTGTAGAAAGTACAGAGCACTACAAGATTCTAATAAATCTATTAAATTATTAGAGTCTGCTAAACGTGCTGCTGACCAATTCATAGATTACTTCGATACGATTGTAGATTTAAATGAACGTGACCAAAATGGTAAGCCTGTTTTCTCTGCGGAAAAGGTTATGAAAGAAATGTCACAGCTTCATAAAGTCCACGAAGAGCTTGTAACTCTTGAAGAGCAAGTTAAAAAAGAACTTACAGAACAATCTACAATTAGAGCTGGTATCGAAGAAGGATTTGATCCAGGAGACTTCTAATGCCTAGAAAGAAAAAGTTACCTGAAGAGATTCAGGTTATAATCGATGAAGTACAAAATAAAGAAATAGAAGAAGATGCTCAAGAAGCTAGAGAACTCGTTTAGCAAATAAGAGAAGAAAGAGACTCCAATAAAGACTATTGGGATGTACCAAAGGATTAGAAGATTGATATCTTCGATCCTACTCTTTCTTATGAATTAACTGGGTATAGGCCAATTACAGAAACTCAAGGTTTGGATTTTGACCCAGATTGGTTTACTGAGACTCGTAAGGTATTTGAAAATACTGGTTAGTATTGTACTTATCTTAGAGGTAGTAAACGTTACAACGAGTTCTGGCTTGAGCAATATAAACGTTGTAAATACGGAATGACTGTTAATGGTTATCGTATTACAGGTGATAATTATTTCTTCTTAAACTTTTATAGATTACCTCTCGTAGATGAAACCAAAGCATCAGGTTCGGGACTTGATGAAGGATTTCCAATTTTCTTTGCTTCGCATTATATGTTCTTCCACTACTTAGAAATGGCTAGAGTATTACATAAGCACGCAGCTTTATTTAAAGCACGTTCTATTGGTTTTTCAGAAATTAATGCATCTTTAGCTGCTCGTATGTATACAGTAATTAGAAGAAGTAGAACAATGATTACTTGCTATAATGATACTTTCTTAAATGGTACATTTAGTAAGTTTGATCATGCTCTTACATTCTTAAATACTTGCACTGGTGGAGGAATGTTTGAACCTCGTATTATTGATAAACAACTTCATAAGAAATCAGGATATCAATAGAAGGTTCAAGGACAGTTTGAAGACTTTGGATTTAAATCGGAATGTATAGGAATCAACGCAGCTAAGCCATCAAATATTCGTGGTGATCGTGTTGATTTATTAATCTATGATGAGGCTGGTTCTTGGCCTGGACTTACAACTGCTATTGTGCAAGGTCAAGAACTTTGTGAAGTACAAGGTGTTCCTCGTGGTACTATGTTATATGGTGGAACTGGTGGTGATATGGGTGCTCCTCTAGAAGGACTTAAAAAGATATATTACCATCCTAAAGCTTTTAAAGTTTTACCTTTTCGACACAATTATACCCAAGACGGAACATATATAGATAGTGGATTCTTTATTCCATACTTTGTTCAGTCACTTAGGTCTGAATTTATGGATAATAGAGGAGTCTGCTTACAAGAAGCTTATAAAAAAGAACTACAAGAAGAGCGAGATAATCTACTTGCAGTTCCTGAAGAATATTATAAAAAGTGTGCTGAGCGATGCTGGTTTGCAGAAGAAGCATTTAACTTGGAAGGTGTTAATAAATTTAACAAGATAAAAATCTCCGAACAACTTGCAGCAATCAGACTACACAAAATAGGACCAAGACCTGTATCAGGATACATAGATTATTTTTATAAGAACGGTAAACATACTTATGAAAATATAGACGGAATTAAATGGATACCCCATCCTGACGGCAAGGTTAAAATTCTGGAACATCCAGTTTGGTCTGAATTATACATGGAAGAGGTATAGAAATAGAAAGCTATTGCTGAAGAAAAGGGAGAGGAATTTGAAGTACCTGCTTATTCAGAAATGGAAAACTTATATGTAGCGGGTATAGACGGTATCGACATCGGCCAAAACCAAACTTCAAAGGAGACAAAAGATCCCTCAGATTTTTGTATGATTATTAAGAGGAGAGCATTCGGTATGAATGAACCTCAAATAGTTGCCATGTATAAAGATAGACCAGCAAACATTAGAGAAGCATATAAAATTGCTATGTGCCTTGCAAGATATTATAATTGCAAGATTAATATAGAGGCTACTCGTATGGGTATGATTACATGGGCTCGCGAAAATCACGGACTACAATACTTTATGAAGAGACCTCGTGCTACTCTCACGGACGTTAAATATGGAACAACCAAATCATATGGTACACCTGCAACTAAAGTTATTATCGAAATGCATACCGATTTAACTGCAGATTACGTAGAAGACTATTGTCATAACATATGGTTTGAAGAGATACTTGATCAATTAACAAGTTACAATGATGAAAACAAGGGTAAGTTCGATATTGTGGCTGCCTTTGGTATGATGGAACTTGCAGATCAAGAACTTTCAGGTAGATAGCCTGTAAAGGTTGAACAAGATAACGCGGAGTTCCAAGACTTTGGTTATTGGAAAGATGAAAGAGGAATTCGACATTTTGGTATAATTCCTAAAAAATAGAAAGTAGAATATAAACTAAAGGTAGAGGACGAAAATGACGCATACCGATTTGAAACAAGCGATACTCGACTGTATTAGGCAGTTGTACAAAATGGAGTTCATAGGTGAAATTAAGATAGAAGACCTTGATCCAGTTGGCTATAAGGTATCTTTGAATCTTGATAGGTCAGAGAATCCTTTAGTTTTAATAGCCGATTTACCAGATGATGAGTTCCTTGAATTTATGCGTGAGGAAATTCGTAGTCGCAAACTACATAAAGTAAAACATTACTTAGCTACGAAAGTTCCCGGCGATACAATAAAACTTTGTAATGAGCGAGAAAGAACTTGTAGACAAGACGAACGAAGTCATTGCGGAACTTGTATATGATAAGCATGAGCTTCAAAAAGCTTATAATTATTATAACGGTAAAAGAGATCCGGAACAGTTTAAATACTTAGAGGAAAACTTCGGAATAGGTAGTCCTACATCTGTAGAGTTTACACCTTTATTAAAGAAACATGTTGACGCTTTGGTAGGTGAGTATTTAGGTACTCCCATTATTCCAAAAATCTCATGTAAGGATAAAGATACTATTAGTGCTATAACAAGAGAGAAACAACTTGAAATTACTAATGGTATTGTTAAATTCTTAAAAGAACATTTGACTAATTCGTTAGTTTAGATGATACAAGGTAAAGACCCTACTGATGCTGCTATCAAACAATAGCTAGATAAAATAGTTTAGGATATTGATCAATCTT